ATCCCAACCAACGCCTTCGTGGTGCTAATGGTTGGCATGAACAAGGACCCACAGGACCGCAAAGGTTTCGACCAGGCGTTTCGTGCGTTCGGCCGGTTCTGGAAGGAACACAAAGACGCCGTCTTGGTTGTTCACTCCGATCGTTTCGGCATTGCGTCCGGCATCAACCTTGAAGAACTCTCCCGCCACGCAGCGGTGCCACCACACGCCCTCATCTTCACCGACGCATATGCGCACCGCATCGGCTTCACCCCAGAGATGATGGCCGGGCTGTACACCGCAGCAGACGTCCTGCTCGCCCCATCAAAGGGCGAAGGGTTCTGCGTGCCAATGGTCGAAGCTCAAGCGTGTGGCACGCCTGTCATTGCGTCGGACTTCACGGCGCAGACAGAGTTGATTGGCGAAGGCTGGCTCGTCTCAGGGCAGTTGCAGTTCGACGCACCACAGGCTGCGTCATACCTGACACCGTCAATCAACGAAATCTTCACCCGGCTGTTGGAGTGCTACGACTCCGACTTGCTGATGAAGTCAATGAAGTCGACACTGTTCGCCGCTCAATACGACGCCGACACCGTGTTCGAGACGTACTGGAAGCCGATCCTGTCACGCCTTGAGCCGCAGCCACCAGAGGCCGACAAGATGCTGATGAACCGCTGCGACGTCATCGTGCCACTGGTACGCAAGGCCAACCGCAAGCGGCTCACCAAGTCGCTCAAGGCCACCGGCTCGTTCCAGATGATCGAAGGCGTCGACGGGCTCACCTACGCAGAGAACGTCAACAAGTGTGTGGCGTCGTCCACTGCTGATTGGGTGATCATTGTCGGCGACGACTGTGAGTTCACACCGGGCTGGTTCGAGGCGGCACAGAAACTGTCGGATCGTTACGACGTGATCGGCACCAACGATTCCGAAGCTGGCCGGGTGCGCAACCCAGCCGTCGCCAACGGTTCGCACGCTGATCACTTCCTGATCAGGCGCAGCTACATCGACGACGAAGGTTCAACCCTCGACGGCCCTGGCATCACGGCGTCCACGGCCTATGGGCACTGGTACACCGATAAGGAAATCATCGAGCTGGCAAAGGCCCGTGGCGTCTTCGCCCCTTGCCTTGACGCTGTCGTGGTTCACCATCATCCCGGCTACGACGGCAACGAAGGCGCACGCGCCAGCGACCCGGTGTACGCCAAGGCTGTCGACACCGCTGAAGCTGATCGCAAGACGTGGCTCTCAAGGGTGCCGCTGATCCAAGCACTGCGGGTGACGCAATGAGCCGCCCCAAGGTCATTGACGCGTTCCCGTTCAACAACGAACTGGACCTTTTGGAGTGCCGCCTCACGGAGCTGTACGACGCCGTCGACCACTTCGTGCTCGTCGAGGCCACGGTTGATCACCAAGATCACCCCAAGCCTTTGCATTACCAAGAGAACCGGGAACGCTTCGCAGCCTTTGCGGACAAGATCGTTCACGTCGTTGCTGGCGACATGCCAACAATGGCAGACGACAACGATCCGTGGGCGCGTGAACATGCCCAACGCGAATACATCGGTGTCGGCCTTGTACGTATCGGCGTCAACGACAACGACGTGATCCTGCAATCAGACGTCGACGAGATCCCGTCGCCGTTGGCTGCACGCAACGTGCGCCCGCCCGGCCTGTGGTCCTTTGAGCAGCACCTGCATTGCTTCGCCATTGACTGGGAGCATCCGTTGCCGTGGTACGGCACCGTCGCTGCCACGGTCGGGACTCTTGGCCGGTTCAAGGAGATGCCGTTCAGCTACATGCGCGACGCACGCCTGACCGCACAATGCCCGCCGCATCTGCGTAACGCCGGCCACCACTTCTCGTGGCTTGGTGGACGTGACGCACAGATCGCCAAGGTGAACTCGTTCTGCCACCCTGAAATATTGCTCGACGGCAACGTCGAACGGATGCTCAACGAGGACGCCTACTTGAAGTATGGCTGGCACGTTGACGGTCACCGTCAGGCACCGTGTGAGATCGACGCCACGTACCCCAAGTGGATCAGGGACGGCAACGCCCCAGCGATCTGGTACAGGCCACGGGCGGTGGCAGCATGAAGCCGTTAGCAGGTTTTCGTGAGGAGTGGTTCGGTGAGTTCTCGCAGCATGTCCTTGCGGACTTGGTTCGTGGTGTTGCTGACGTGCCTGGACTGCTTGTCGAGATTGGTTCTTGGGAAGGCCGCAGCACAGTTGCAATGGCTAACGCTGCGTTCCCTCGCACGATCCAAGCCGTCGACACATGGCAGGGTTCACCGTCAGAATTGTCAGAGAAGCTCGCCCAACACCGTGACGTATTCGCGCAGTGGTCGACGAACGTCGAGATGCTCACACGCTCAAACGTCGTCGCTCACCGGATGGGGTGGCGAGAGTTCATCCCCACCGTGAGCGAACCGTTGGCGTTGTGTTTCATCGACGCTGAACATTCCTACATCGAGGTGCGTGACAACCTCCTCGCCGTAATCCCGTTGATGTCGCCTGGCGGCATCATCTGCGGCGACGATGTTCACCACCCGCCGGTGCGTCAAGCCTTGACTGAGGTGCTTGGCGAATGGTCCGAAGCGGCGTCGTTGTTCATCTGGCAGGTGCCAGCATGAGCCTCGAAACCGAATACAACCGTGTCGCTGGTGAACCGTCAGACATTGTCGAACACTTGCCCAAGTTCGTGGCAATGGTTCGTGAACTCGACGCCCAACACGTCATCGAGCTTGGCACCCGTACGGGGGTGTCGACGCTTGCATGGCTGTACGCGTTGGAGTCAACCGGTGGGCGGCTCACGTCAATCGACATCGACGAAGCGCCACCGATCGGGACGTACCCGCACTGGACATTCATCCAGTCGGACGATCTCGCACCGGCCGTCGTGTCGTCGCTCGACGAAGCAGACATTGTCTTCATCGACACCAGTCACTTGTACGCACAGACAATCCAAGAGCTTCACACGTACCGCTGGTTGGTCCGTAGCGGCGGGCTGTTGGTGTTACATGACACTGAGCTACCAATGCCGGAAACGGCGCTACCGGGCGAACCACGGTTCCCTGTCAAGAAGGCTGTCATGGAGTTCATTCGTGACACCGGCTTTGAGTACATCATCCACCCAGAATGCTGGGGCCTCGCGATCATCAAGGTGGTATAGCAGTGACGATCACGAACGGTTACACAACGCTGGCGCTGCTCAAGGGTGAACTCGGAGCATCAACCGACACCGCTGACGACGCCAAGATGGAACGGGCCATTTCGGCAGCGTCTCGTCAGATTGATCGCTACGTTGGTCGCCCTCACGGGTTCTGGCAAGACTCAACCGTTCAGGATCGTGACTACTTCTCGGACTCTGGGCAGATGTGCTACGTCGACGACATCTCAACAGCGACCGGCCTCGTCGTCAAGGTAGACGTGAACGACGACGGGGCCTTTGCGCAGACGTTGACAATCACCACCAACTTCATCGTCGGTCCGGTCAACGCCCAAGACGAAGTACCCCAGCGCCCGTACAACTGGATTCGCATTGTTGATTACGGCGCGTCAATGTTCTACCGGTGGCCGTCAGGGCGTCCCAACGTTCGCGTCACCGCCAAGTTCGGCTGGCCCGCAATCCCTGACGACGTCGCCCAAGCGTGCCTCGTTCAATCAGCGCACCTGTACAAGGCGTCGAGCGCAGCGTTCGGCTTGGTGCAGATGGGCATGGACGGCAACATCTGGCGGCTTTCGGCACGGCTCAACCCGATCGCTGAAGGCTTGCTCGACGACTACGTGGCGCACCAGTGACAACCATTGGCGACGTTCGTGTCGCAATCGCCACCGCTGTTGGCTCGGTGCCAGGGCTTGTCTGCTTCCCATACGAATCGGACATCATCACGCAGCTGCCCGCCGCGTACATCGGGCGCGGCTCGATGAACCCGGACTTGGTTCTGTCAGGCACCAAGCAGGTGTACAACTTCACGGTGTTGCTGTACACGCAACGAGTCCTTGAGCGCCAAGCCCAAGTGCAACTCGATGCGTTCTGCGACATGGCCGGCACGTTGTCGGTACGCACCGCCATCGAGGACGACGCCTTGTACACGGCGGGCCTTGTGCATTACGTCAACGTAAAAACAGTATCCGAGACAATGGAGTCGCTCATCGCTGGTGTGCCGTACTTCGTAGTCAAGTTCGAGATTGAGGCGGTCTGGTAATGGCATTCAAGAATGCACAGAGTTCACGCGTCCTGTTGGGTTCACTCAACTATTCCGGCTACGCCACGAACGTGTCGTTCGGTACAACGTCCGACGCCCTTGACGTGACGACATTGATCGACACCGCCAAGAAGTACATCGTTGGCGCGACACAGGCTGATTACTCAATCGACGTCAACCTCGACACGGACACCACCGCTGGTGGCCTGTGGTCGAACGCTACGACGTTTAAGACGACGCAGCCTTCGCCGCTGTCGTACGCACCGTCGGGCCTCACCACCGGTTCAGAGGTGTGGCTTGTCAGCGCGTTGGAGTCGACGTTCTCGTCGCAGTCAACCAACGACGGACTCGTGACGGCTTCACTGGCCGGCATCGCCGACGGTGCGTTCGACGCTGGCCTTGTTGTTGAAGACTTGACGTCGATCTCTGCTACCGGCAACGGCACCGCACGCGATCAGACGACAGCGACAACCAACGGCGGCGTCGCCCACTTACACCTCACGGCGTTCAGCGGTGTCACCTCGAGCATCGTGACGATTGAGCATTCAGTCGACGGCGCTACAGCATGGGCAACGCTAGTCACCTTCGCTGCTGCCACCGGCTTGACGTCTGAGCGTGTGGTTGTCGCCGCCGGTACAACCGTGCGGCGTTACCTGCGAGTCGTTGACACGCTCACCGGCACGCCTATTTACACCCGTTCGGTGTCATTCGCTCGTCGTTAGTAATACCAAATCCTCGTCGTTAGCAATACCAAATCCTCGCCGGAAGCACACTCTCCCCTCTACCCACCAATAGGAGATTCCAATGGCCTTTCAGCCCGGTTATAAGTCAGCGTTCTACCTTGCCAACGCAGCCGCAGCGCTCCAGAACCTGTCGTCATACAGCGACAACGTCACGGTGCCACAGACGGTTGCGACCATCGAGACGAGCACCTTCGGCACCGTTGCCAAGAGCTTCATCGTCGGCCTCACTGATGGCGACAGCATCTCGATGAACGGGCCATACGACGTCACTGTCCACACGCAGCTCACCGCGTTGAAGTCAGCCCAGGCCGCAGGCTCAGCAGCTGCTGCGTACATCTGGGGCCCCGGTGGCTCCGTTGCCTCACAGGCACGCTCGGCAGGCTCGGTGTTCCTCACCAGCTACAACGTCAGCAGCGGTGTCGGTGGGCGCGTGGAGTACACCGCGTCGTTCCAAGTTTCAGGCGCCGTGGTCAACGGAACGTTCTAGTCGTGGCGGTTCAAGGCTTTGCTGCACTTGACCGGCGCATCGAGAAACTGTCCACCGAGATTGTCTCGGGCAAGTCAACGGTGAAGC